GCTATGAAAACAAGGCAGTCGTCACCATTATTAGCAAATTCATAAGGTACAGCCAAACTGTCCAGGTAAGACTTGCACATAAGGCACATTAGCAGTTTGTTGCCTAACGATGTGTTCATATCACCAGACATACGAGATCCACGTTTCTCGTATTTAAACCATCCATCATTGCCCCGAGCTACTCCAATGTTATGGAGCTGATGTTTCAGGAGCCATTGTAAATGTCCAGATTTGAAAATGGCGTCATAGATACTATGTTCAAATTGTAAAGCTTGTTCTGAAACATGTTGGTCGAACCGAGATGCATCAAGTCCGACCACGGCGCAATTGAAAATGGATTGGAATTTATCTTTTAATATATTAGCTGTTTGTACAGAATTGTATTTGCTCATGATGGTGGGCGAACGAAATAAGTCGTCAATTGCGTCATAGATTTTGTGTTCTACAGGACGTAAAAATCTCCCAACCTCAACGTTGAACCTGGGCTCGCGTGGTTGTATGACGCGCGGCGCAGGATCTTCCTTGAGGGTGAAATTTATCTTCTCAGCTTTAACGAAAGTCTTGAGACGAGCATCACGGGAGCAGACCGGCTTTACAGCCAGACTGGCAACTGCTCGTTCATAGGTGGCGCGACGTGGTCCCTTGTAGTACTCAACGAACTGGTCGCGAGTCACAGGGGATTGCCGGCCAACGGAACGAACAACCGTGCGTGCTAATGATGCAAGCCTCTCCTCAAACACACCCGGGATGGGTTGAACACACTTTGTTAATGCCCTGTCGGTGTAGAGGACCCGTTCACCTACTCCACGCAAGAGGTTGGCTACGGAATTATTATGGGTGTTCAATTTATCGTCCGTAATGTGCTGACCCATATATAGGCACTTACGACGTTTTGGGATCCCTGCGTAGGTTGGAGTCAGTTCGGGGTAGTCGCTGGGAACAGTATCTACCCCCTCCAACTTAGTAGGGCCCCATCAAGTGCAGTCCTCGGCCCTGCTGAGCCTAGACTTGACTTGATTCTTGTATTTTCCATATGCACTCTCCTGCATAGCCATGGCCTGTAACTCTGAAGCAGTGGGAATAAAAACTAGCTCGCAAGCTAGATCAACATTCTCACCTATGTGGCGGGCAAGCACACCGTGGCTAACACAAAGGTCGTAGAGGTATTTCCTCACGCACATCTTGTTAGCAGGTGTGTACTTCACGAGCCCGAATTTAGCTTTGCCAGCCTTAACGAGATACGCTCTAAATGGAGCTTTGCTTCTGACCCTACGCTTAACAGTGTTGTTTTCTATCACGTCCATCGTCTGCGATGAAACGACTTCGGTGACATGATGTAGCTCGAAATCAATACCGTTATTGACCTCTTCCATAACAACACGTGCTATAGAATCGGCCTCGCGAATAATCTTCTGCGCTGCCCATGTAGGCGCCATCCATTTCTTGTAGTAAGAGTAAGCAATCTTTCCAATACCAAACACAATGAAAGCAGATTGAACCGTGCTGCTCATGTGGTCGTTGACACCCGACATGGTGA